GCTTAGAGCATGAAGCTATAGCCGCACTTACTTTTTTAGTTGTGTTATTATTAGGGTTGACTATAAAGCAGTTTATCACTAACCGGCGTGATAGGGATTGGCACGCAAAAGAGAGATTTGATTTGATGACTAAGCGGCTAGAGAAAGTGGAAGAAGCTTTAAAGGATCACGATTCGGCGGTACGTGTCTATCAGAATAATGTCTACAAAATTGGTGAGGCTATGAAAAAGAATCAAGCTGATATTAAAGCAATTAAGGATGACAGTCAGCACGAACGCTTTAAGACTGACGCTCAGATTGCTGAAGTGGCAGAAAAGATGACGGATCTTGCTATGCAGATGGGTGAGATAGTGACAAGCCTAAAAGATCATTTAGGGATTAAGTGATTGGTTATGATATATACATTATATAAATTATCAGATGGTACTGCTGTTTCAAATTCCCGCGAACCCATTGTGAACCCTGACGAATTTATTTATGGAGTAAAGGAAACGCAGGGCAGAGATGGGGTGTGGGACACAGCAGAGCAAAAATACGTTATACCTGCCATTCGAAATATACCTGTCAACGTGTTTCTGGATCGATTTACACCCACAGAATTGGAAAGCCTCTATTCTAAAAAAGATGCGGTTTCAAATATCGGGCTATTTTTCTACAAGATCCCTCTGTATAGCCGTATAGAGCTAGACGCCGATGTCTGGCAGGTGGCTGTTAATTGGCTGGAAACAAACAGGCATATTGATGCTGGGCGAGCTACGGAGATTTTAGCGGATGGCTGATGGACCTTTATCTAGCGGATATGATCTTGTTGGAGCATATAATTGGGATACGAGTACATCTACCGCAACAGAATTTATCACGACCGGAGCAGGCGCAAATACTGCTCAGGAGTTGGTAGCAAGTTTGTCTCGCGATGTAGATTTAATTGAAGTCCAATATGGAAATGGCGCAAATTCGACGATGCACGATTATGGTCTCAACATTGCGATTGGAGCGGCGGCAAGCGAGCAGATTGTTATCCCTGATATTTTGGCGCACGGTAAATCTACCTCATCTTTTTCAAGGCAGGGGATGTACCTACCGTTTCATTTACCTTCCGGACAGCGCATATCCTATATAGTTGATTCGGATGGTGCAACGAGGGGTGTTGCGGTTGGGTATAGGTTCTGGGCAAAAAGACCTGGCGGGAAAGTTGGGTACAAAAATGCTTTTAGTGAGGGCTACAATTCAAGAGCGGGCATTACAATAGACCCAGGCGGCACAGCTAACACTAAAGGTAGTTGGACAGAGATTACAGCGTCTACTTCTCAGGCGATGAAAAGCGTTCTTATATGTATGACTATAAATAGTAATGCGAATTCTGGTGCGTGTGTAGGGCTGGTAGATCTAGCCGTGGGAGCTGCGTCTAGTGAGCAGGTGGTAATTGAAAATATGTGCTACAGAGGCACGACCGGCGAACCTGTTCTGCCGTCCCTTCTCTATGATATTGAAATACCATCTGGCACTAGGATCGCTGTTCGAAGCCAGTGCTCAATCACAGATTCTCAAGATAGAAAAATGTCAGTTTCTTTAGTGGGGTTTAATTAATGACAGCGTCTAATTCTGATGGCTCGCAAACGGCTGTCATATCAACAGAGCATACACTTGGTACTATTACTACAGCTGGGACGTATCAACTTCAAGTAGACATGAACGCCCTAGCCAACGGCGATACTGTTGTGCTAAGAACTAAGTTAAAAGTTAGATCGAGTGGCACGACAAGACTTATGTATGAGGATTCATATTCGCACGTGCAAAGCCAACTGGTCGCTGTAACGATACCTGCAGCAGCCACAAATGAAGTTGTTTTCACGCTAGAGCAGACTGCAGGGACTGGCCGCGCGTTCCCGTGGGAAATCGTGCAACTGGACGGTTAAATGAGCTTTTTATATCGGATAGCTCCATACTATGAAGAAGTTGGCGGTGCTACAGCGGCCATCACAGGCACAGCTACCGCTACAATAAATGAAGACGATATAACGACCGGCGGAAAGACTGTAATTATCACTCTAACGGGTGACACTTTTAAAGCTGCTGGCACTGGGCCAATAGGTTCGACGGCAGACACTCAGGCGCTTATAGACAATATTGACTCAGCGCAGGCAGAAGGCACCGGCTGGGATGCGGTGGTTAAAGCGGGGCTGGTGCCGGCTGATGATGTGACTCGGACTAGTGATACAGTAGCAACTATTACTTTACCAGCGTTTGGTACTTACGATATTACAGCTCAGGAAACTATCACAGTAACAGTTCCTACTGATGTTCTAGTTACGGGAGCGGGCGCTATTACTGGATCACCTACTTTTACTGTTGATACAGTTGCAGCAGGTGTTAGCATTCCAATCGCGGCATATCACTACAACCATAATCTTAAACGATGAAGATAGCCCACTTAACAGTAATCACCCCTAGACGCTGTGGTTTATACGAGACTACGCGGGAATTGGTAACAGCATTAAGGGCTATAGGAATAGATTCCAGGCTGGTTGACCCTACCAAGCAGACGAATAAGCTTTATCCAAAGGGTGACAATGATAGGGGTGCACCATTTGCTGAAATGGATTGGGCAAAAAAAGCAGATATCTTAGTTAACCACTCGGGACTGGGAGAGCTAGAAAGCTCCAATATGCCGGTTATTCATGTAGCACATGGGCGGCCTAGGTATTCGTTTTTAACCGAAGCTAGCGGCGCCACTCCTGTTTATAGTTATCACCTTAAGAACAATTTCAGAGAGAATTTCAAGGCCATCGTTACTTTCTGGCATCAGCATAAACCGTATTTAGAAGTCATGTATCCAGATAAGCCCATCCACGCTATCCAAAGCCCTGTGGATATAGACTATTGGACTCCAGGGCAAAGCACGTACGACTTTGGTGGGCAGAAAGGCGATATTAACGTGGTGTGTACTGACTCATTCAGAGAAGACATTGATGTGTATGAGCCATTGAACGCGTTTGCTTTATACGCTCGCAGAAATCCAGGAATGAAGCTTCATATGTATGGACAGCCTAAGAACACAAAAGCGTGGGGTGCTTTGATTAAAAGGGTACAAATGGACGGTAATATGGGCTTAGTTCAAGGTTGGGCTTCCGACCTGAGAACCGTGTACAGGGCGGCAGACTTAACTCTAACAGCCCACAATATTGATGTTAGGACGGTCAGGGAATCTATGGCGTGCGGCTGCCCAGTTGCTAGAATTCAAGATATCGACGATTATGGTATAATCAATAAAGGGTTAAACATGAATCGGGCTCATGCTAGACAAAAAGCAGAGAGGTTGTTTGACCCTGCTGCAACAGCTAAACAATTCAAGGCGGTGCTAGATGCTGTACATTAGACAAAATGCTACTCATAAAGTCGTCCTAGGCCCATTTGTTGACGTGGGGGATGGTTTTACGCCAGAGACAGGCGTAACCCTATCAACAGCAGATGAGGCTGAAGCAATCCTGCATGATAACGGCACTGTAGTAGATATTTCAGGATACACTTGGGCGGCGATCACTACGGCTGACGGCTACTATCACTTAACTCTGCAATCAGGTATATCCGGCACAGTTGGGCACTTAACGATAGTTGTTCAAGATGATTCTGTATGCTTACCAGTCAAGGCTGACTTCACAGTACTAGAAGAAGCTGTTTACGATCTGTTCTTTGCTAGCTCAGCAACCGGCAATACCGCAAAAGTGGACACAATTGCGTCAGACCTAGTCTTGGTTTATTCAGACACAACCGCTATCCACTCAGACACCACGATTATTGCTTCAGACGTTGTGCAGGTTTACAGCGACACTACAGCGATTCATTCAGACACAACAATCATAGCTAGTGATGTAGCCCAGATTTACTCTGATACTACCGTAATAGCAAGTGATGTCGTTTTGGTTTATTCCGATACGACAGCAATACATAGTGATACGACCATCATAGCCTCAGATGTTGCACAAATTTATAGCGACACGACAGTGATAGCCAGTGATATTGTGTTGATCTATAGTGATACTGCTGCGATACACTCTGATACCACCATCATTGCAAGTGATGTCGTATTAATATACTCCGATACAACGGTTATAGCCTCCGATGTGGTGCAAATATACTCAGATACCACAGCTATTCATAGTGACACAACTATAATTGCTAGCGATGTAGTAGCATTGCCAACGACATTATTTACTACTCAGATGACCGAAGCTTATGCAGCTGATGGAACAGCGCCCACAATGGCACAGGCATTGTTCTTAATCCAGCAGACTATAGGTGACTTTGCTATTGCTGGCACAACGATAACGGTTAAGAAGTTGGACGGAAGTACTACGGCGGCGCAGTATTTGCTGGATGATGGCACTTCACCTACTTCAAGGACTCGTAGTTCCTAGAGAACCAGAGATGTTTGTAGCAAACGACACAAAGCCCCTTGGCTTGATGAGGTTTTAAAGTGGTTTCACAGCGAGTACAGCAATCATATTTTTTAGCCCAAGATTTAAGTTTTTGGTTGTGGTGCTTAACGTGCTCACTAACTAACATTATCTCAAGGTTGGCAATATCATTGTTTAGTTTGTTGTTGTCTATATGGTGTACTACCTCACAGCTCTTTAGTTTTCGCCCAATGCTTTCTTCCATCTTTGTTCGGTGTACTAGGAATTTCTTGCCACTCCCAAGTGGGTCAGTGTACTCAAGATATCCGTTCGCATTAATCCAGGGCTTACCTTTAAAAAAAGGACTTCTTGTTCCTGATTTGTGCTTGCTTCGACAGCTTTGGGAGCAGTATTTGCCGCCTCCAGCTCTAAGCCTAGAAAGTTTGCATTCAAACTCAGAGGAACAATGCTTGCATTTGAGTGTGACGGCTTTTTTATCTGATCTTGTTTTCATGTGGGTGAATATAGTAAAAGTTTTGGGTAGAGTCTAATGACGATTAATGTGGTTGTCACAGCCGGTTTTGGTAATGGTACGTTTAACGGCACTATCGCTGAACTGGTTACTAGAGGTTACACTATAGGCGAAGTTGTGATAGTTCCTGCCGGCGACGCGATCATTATGAGACCGTCTATAATGGATAGAGGGATGAAGCCAACGCTTGGCAATAGAACGATGAGGGTTAACCGTGGCTAGAGAGATTAGAATACCTAAACATGAGCAGTACAAGGACTCAGTCTACACCTACACGATTGATCTAACTTTGATTGAGGAAGATCTAGATTTAACGGTGTCATCGGTTACTTGGACAACAAAGCAGAACTCGATAACGATCGGAACCTCAGCATTAGCCAGCAAGCTAGCTACAGCACCTATAACAGCTAACTCTACTGGAGTGGCTACAGTTAAAGCAACAATGGCAACTAGTGGTACTGACGCGCCAATATTTTACTTTCAGATACATATCTTAGACCCTGAAGATGATTACACAGTAAGCGCTTGGCGGTGATTAAATTGCATACAAAACAAAGGTTTGATTGAATCAATATGGCTGGAGCACCAAAAGGCAATCAAAACGCGGCTAAATCCAAAAGGCTGTCTGCTCATTTGCAGAAAAGGATTGAGGAAAGAAAGCTAGAGCCTCAATTAATGGATGCTTTGCTAGAGAAAGCTTTGACAGGTGATATACCTGCCCTTAAAGAAGTTTTCGATAGACTAGAAGGAAAGCCTAAGCAGCCCCTAGATGTAGAGGCTAACGTAACAACTAAGAGTGCCGATGAACTTACAGACGAAGAACTCGCAAGTATCGCCGCAAGACGCAGCAAGTGAACTCTTAAAGCGACGAATCGCTAGAAAGTCTTTGCTGGATTATACTCAGTACACATTGCCTAGCTTTGAAGCTGGTGATCACCATAAGAGAATTTGCGAAAAACTTGAAGCTGTAGAGCGTGGCGAGATAAAGCGATTAATGATATTCGCACCACCAAGGCATACAAAGAGTGAGTTAGGGTCAAGGCGTTTCCCAAGTTGGTATCTAGGCAGGAATCCGAGCAAACAGATTATTGCAGCTACTTATGGTCACGAATTCGCTGGAGACTTTGGTAGGGAAGTCAGAGGTATTGTTCAGAGCGAAGAGTATAGTAAGCTTTTTGACACTGAATTAAGAGCTGACAGTAAGAGCGCTAACAGATGGCATACAAGTAAGGGTGGTGTTTATATTAGCACTGGTGTGGGTGGAGCGATCACAGGTCGTGGCGCTCACATAGCTTTAATCGATGATCCATTTAAAAACAGAGATGATGCTGATAGCGAGATATACCGCGAGCGCGTTTGGAAATGGTATACCTCAACTCTATACACTCGATTAATGCCAGGAGGTGCGATTATTATCATACTCACTCGATGGCATGAGGATGATTTGGCAGGGCGATTACTTGAGGATATGGATAACGGCGGTGATCAATGGGATGTCGTCAACCTGCAGGCCATCACTAATGAAGGCACTAAGCACGAATCAGCTTTATGGCCTGAATGGTTTCCATTGGATGTACTCAAACAAACTAAACGAGTTATAGGTATTAGGGATTGGTCGGCACTGTATCAGCAAGAGCCTAAGCCCATAGAGGGAACTTTCTTTAAACGTGAATGGTTTAACCGGTTTACTCTAAGCGAAGAGCCAACACATTTAAATAAATATCTTTCTAGTGATTACGCGGTAACAGACGAAGACACTGCTGATTTTACTGAATTTGGCATGTTTGGAATCGATTCAGATAGTAATTTATGGATTGTTGATTGGTGGTATGGACAAGAAACAACAGATGTTTGGATCGAGGCGCAATTGGACCTAGAGAAAGAGCATAGGCCGTTTTGCAGCTTTGGTGAGTCAGGCGTCATTAAGAGAGCTATTGCACCATTTCTTACGAAGCGCAGACAAAAGCGTAAAATATATTCTAGACAAGAGTGGATCACTAGAACTGGAAGTAAATCAGCGATGGCTCGGGCATTCCAGGGCATGGCAGCTAGCGGGAAAGTTAACATACCCCATGGCGATTGGGGGGATCGATTGATTAATCAGTTGTGCGAATTCCCAGCGGCTAAACATGATGATGCTGTAGATGTTTGTGCGTTGATAGGGTTGGCGCTGGATAATGAGCACGAAGCTATTGTGCCTCCCGTTGCTAGGGAAAAACCGAAGGACTCGTGGAGTCGTAAGAAAAAAGGATCATCATGGCGGACATCTTAGACTACAAAAACGACTTTAGTTATTGGGATAATGTAACCAATGTTGCTAGGTCTCTGGCTCGACGTGATCGGGATTACAAAGACGGCAAACAGTGGACTGACGAAGAGGCCGCTAAGCTCGAGGCTC